TTCTCTACCACGTGCTGCGGGAAATGATTGGTTTCCCGTATACGTCTTGGATACTATGTTTGCGTTATTAAAACTCATTAGTGTGCCTTAGCCTCATCTTTTGCTTCTTTTAAACGACTGTGACGTTGCTTACGACTTAGAGCATCTTTAAGACCACTTAGGTTCTCGTCTTGCTCAACATCACATGTTATGTCATTGTCTTTGAGGAAACGTGCTGCTGTAGCTAATAACGCAGGGGTAGCAGTTCGCACCATTACCCCTGTCATTACCGTTTCGCCCTCTCCGTCGAAAGTGGTTTCTTCTTCTGTATGAAGAACTTGTTCTATTAATACTTCGGTCACGTGGTTATGTAACGCGGCTAAACGTGACTCACTTGCCTTTTGTTTACTCATGGTTTGTTACTCTCTAAACTTGCAAGCACTTTATCTATTCCTGATTGAATGAAACCTAGCCGTACATCGGTTAGAGTACTGAATGCTTTTAGTTCAGTGTTCATCACTTCCAACTGTGTCTGTTGCTTACTTGATTGTTGTTCTGCTTCTGTCATACGGCTCTCTAGTTTGATGAATCGTGTGTCTCTTGCAGCCTTGTCGTACAAATGCCATGCGGATACTATTGCAAGCAAACCCATCACGACACCTTCTTTTAACCACTCCATCGTGATTCCTCTCAAAACCACCATGTGTGGTATTACCTACTTCGTTGAATAATAATCATTGTAGGCACTCGTACTGAATGCCTACTAGTTTATTACTGTTTAATCTTGATACGGTGTTGACGCAAATAATGGTGCTACTGTATGTAACATTACACCACCAACATCGAAGTCGTAATCAACTCCTGTGTCGTCAAATTCCAATCGCCATGCGGCTGTACACTCGTCTCTGTCAGTATCAACCAAATCGAACTTCGGGAAGTCGAATGGTATATACACTTTCTGCCATAGTGGTGTCAAGGTAAGAGTACCTGTTGAACCACCTTCTGCGGCATAGTTGTTGTCAGATGAACCTGAGTAAATACTCAAGGTAGAACGTAATACATTACTCTGTGCAGATTTAACCCATACTGATATGGCTAGTCGTGTACCGCGCAACTGGTTATAAAGTTTATAATCACCACTCTGGACTAATGCTACGTCAAAACGGTTTACTTGATATACAGATGATGGTGCAACTTCTGCATCCTTAGTTACATTGAAGTACCTGTTTGACGGGTTTGTATTCTTTGATAACTGGCCATTAACTCCAAGTTTCTGCTCAGCGTCCTTATTACTTTGGTCCCGCAACTCTATAATTGTAGGTAGTAATGTCTTAACTGTAGTGTCAACTTTAACAGAGTATGTTCCATTGGCTATCGGTGAATTGATTTGAGTTGTCGTTGGTAGAAAGTATAACGCATTACCAGCAACTAGTGCTGTATCTGTACGCTGTCTATCTTGTAACGGGTAATACTCACTTTTCTCGTAAGCTGCACCTTTATACACTCTAATCTCTTCTAAATCACCATGTAAATAATCTGCTGCACCTGCGAAACCACCGCGACCAATTAAAGGTCTGTACCAACCACTTACGATTGACTTGTCCATCTTAAACCTAACCTGACTAACTGCGTCTACGAATAACTCCGCAAGCTTGTTAGGGTAACGGGTAAGTCTAATATGTGTCCAAGCATTTAATACTAATGGTGCTCTCGCTTCATAGTCGATATCTTCGTTGGTAGTACTTCTGTTATTACACACACGTAAATGACCTAATGGTCCTAAAGATAGTGCTACAGTGTTTGCTTCGCTTGTGCTACCAAAGTCGATAATAGTACACGCTTTCAATGTCTTAACTCGTACCCACATCTCAATAGAGAACGCGCCATTACCGAAGTAAGTTGGTGCTGTGTTAACTCCATTAGGGTCTACTTGAACTTGCAAGAAGTCAGCTGTACCATCAAGTGCTATGGCTGTGTCAAACAAACCTGTAACAAATGTTGGTGAACCAAACGTACCCATGTTGGTTGCGAACGGACTAGTATCAGCTATTGCTCCACCTGCTATACAGATTGCTGATAGTGCATAGTTCTGGTCATTGAATGTATTGAGTTTTGTATCACTGTAGAAGTCGTTCTTACCCGCGTTGTTAATCAAGTTCTTAAATGCTAAGTCACCATCGGTAACAGCAGTTTGGAACATGTTAACATCTTGATACGTGTTCGTACCGATATCTACATCACTATTTACAATCTCTAACGACTCATGAGTACAACCTGCTAAGGAGTTACCTGCTATAGTCACACCAGTACAGTTTTCAATATACATAGATACTTTAGGATGAACGAAGTTCGCCCCATTGTTCTTGTATCTGAATACGTGCTTAGATGATGATGTATCACTTCCTCTTGTAAAGTTGTTACCTGTGAATGCTATGTTGTAGCAATCCATTAGTTTAACATGGTTAGAGTGTTCTGCTGCAACTACTGGTAGGATATAAGACTCCCGCCAAGGTGCGCGTCTACACGAACGATAAGCTAAGTTACTTGTCATGGTCCAATCAGAACTATCTTCAATTATGAGTGCTTCATGACCACATGTGTCAAAGTATACACCATACATGATATTCTCGTTGGAATACTGTGCTACCATTCCCGCTTCGTAGATATACTCGATTCTACTGTTTGAGAACGTATTTGCACTAGTACCACTTTTCCATACCACACCTTCTCGACATGAGTATATGTACAATGACTCGAATCGACCATCGAAGACTTTCGTACATTGAAGACCTTGGTCACATTGGTTTATGAATGTGTTAGATATTCTATTTACGTTAGTCGGTCCATACATCAATATACCAGCAGCACTCTTAAAGTGGCGTATATTACAACCATCTATCGTAGCTCCCCAACTCATACTGACACCGTGAACTTGGTTAGCACCGACAGGCGTACCTGTTACTAAGCCGGTAACTTCATTAAGGACTAATCCAGAAGGTAAGTTACCACAGCCCCAAGTCATAGTTGTTCCGATTGTGTTGGTACTTAATTGATAGCTGTACGGTTGGCCTTTGACTGCGACTGGCCAGTAGTTAGCTTTACCGATATTTAGCTCTAAGGTTGACTCAGGTTTACCACCTTTAAATAATATAAAGGAACCAACGGTATAACCTGTAGCATCTGTTCCCTTGATATGGAAATGAAATCCACCTTGGGTTGTTGGTGTACCGGACACAATACAATCAACTCCGTTTGGAGCAACTGCAATTGACATACCTGCCGCCATATGAGTAGCCGTTGGGTATCCAGCTTGTTGATTCGGGTAACGTTCTACCTCTTCACCATCGAGATTAATTTCCCATGTGAATGGTGCAACACCACCGACCACTTTTATATAAGCTTCATACGGTACGTTTAACACTGTTTCTAACAAAGTATTACTAAATATCTTTGGATAACCAGTATTAGTACATTCCATTGTGTAAGGTAACTCATTAACCAACTCACACTTCGCAAAGTCTGGGTGGTCTTGATACGTTATGGCTACTCTAGCTTTGTAAGTACCTTGTGTACCGAGGGCAGGTGTACCAGAGATGATTCCGGTAAGCTTGTCCATTACTAATCCCTCTGGTCCATCTAAGAACCAATAGTAGAGATTTTGTATACCTTTATTCTTAACTTCCACTTTCTCATAATAAGCATTACCAACCGTAGCTGTGCACATATCAGGATATTGTGGGATTATAATTACATCGTTTACAGACAATGAGAAGTCTTTATGCTTCTCTGTACCGTCGGCATCGTACACGTAAATAGTTACGTATCGAGTCTCGGCTGTTGTAGGATTAACACATGTAACCCAACCAGTTGATGATATATTAAAGCCCGATGCTAACGTACCGACCACTACCCATTTATAAGGTGTAGCTGGTGTTATTGCTGGGTCAACACTAATACCAACGCCAGAACGATTACCGCCACGTACGATTAACTGCCAACCAACATAACTATCGTCACCAAGTTCCATACTCAAGATACCGTCACTTTCTATGAAGAGTCCACCATCTTGTCGTACATCGTCAGGGTCTATTACACGTAGTTCTGCTGTTGATGATGCTACACCACCTAAGTCAGAAACGCCTCGAACAGCCGGATACCAAGTACCGTGGTCTAGGTCATAACCATCAACTACGATGTGTTCAAGTAATACTTGTTCACCCATCTTGACAACACTACCATCACTGGCCGCTACTATATCTTTGTCTGCATATAAAACTGGTGTATTCTGCCAGTTGTATTCATTGGCATAACTAGAGTCACGCTGCGGGTAAGATATTGTGTTCTTGTCACCATACAACGATATGTTCATTGGTATAGAGATGTATGTCTTTAACCGATTGTTACCTACGAGTTGTAATCTGTTTACTGCGCCTGAGTTACCTTCACCAATGGTTGCTGAATCATTTAATGTTCTTAATGTGTTTAAGCCGGTTTGTATAGAATAATGCTCGTCTGCAATATTGTTACCTACCGCGCCCCACATCGTTGTTTGCGGGTTGCCAGTAAACTGTCTTACCCACACACCTTTTGCATATTGTATGTTAGATGCACCGACACCAGCTAGGAAATATTCCAGACCATTCCACGCACCGTTGAACGATACTTCGGGGTCTATGAATAATCCACCATCATGCCACTTCTTTTCTATGTCAGCACGCCATACGAAAGTACCGCCACCATGTCTTTGTGAAGCATCTTCTAAATATAACGCTGCTTCATACTGATACGATAAGGGTCTGTAATACATTGCGACATGTACTGAACCAACTTGCTCGGCTTCTAGTAATCCGGTTATGTCGTCAACACTGACACCACCACCAACGATTACGTCACCCTCGCCACCCGCAGCTTCAACTATACCTATACGGTAGTCTAATAATACTAGTGCATCTGCGGCTTCTTCTTCCAACATTAGATGCTGTAAATTAGAATCGTCTAAATGCTTACCACGTAATATTGCGCCATTTGTATAATCGTTTACTAAGGTTTCTCTTGGTACTCTACGTGTTATTACTAATCTAACACCACTGCCTAATGGCGTGACGAGTTCTATCTGTGTGTCGTTAACCCACGTATAGTTCTCTTGGAAGTTATATGGATTCGATTCTAAATGAACGAACACATAACTCTTATGTATATAACCTAACGTAAAGCTTACTGGGTATATCGTTTGTACTCCGTCACCTATGTACGTTCTGGAAGCGTTAGCCATTATTACCTCATTAAATAAGCCCCACGAAGGGGCTATTTGTTATTGTTACTGTTTAGCTATCACCTCACTGGCTTCCTCTAAACGTTTAGTTACACCATCGTCACCTTCTGCTTTACGCTCACGGTAATCTTGGTTGTCTAATAGTTCTGTTGCTGCTAACCCGAAGTCCTCGTTGTTGAGGTGCTTCACCCACTTGTAAGATGATTTAACATCACCACGGTAAGTTAGTTGAACTAGCTCCGCTTGTAACTCTTCTGAGAAGTCGGGGAAACCTTTAAAGACTCGTTTGGCTGTATCTACATACTTGACCACGGTTTCTTTAAACGGCTTACCAATGTTGTCACCAGTTTGTCCAACGCCAGAGGTAGTGATACCTTTATCGTCTTCATACTCTCCGTCTACTAGACCTTCGACTTCGACAACTCGTTTCTCAATAGTGTTTAATGGCCCTTCCGCTTCCTCAACTTTATCAATAGCCGATTGGCCATGATACGTCGTAGGTTTGGATGTGAACAAATTAAGCATCGTTGATATCATTTCTGCCATTACTTCTCCGATTGCAGTGTTACTTAATGGTAATAAGTTTCCAGCTGATTCAGCCATACCCTGTACGTCACCTTGATTACCTGCTTTACCTACTTCTAAGTAATCATTCATCAAACCTAGTACTGGTATTTCTCCGGCTACTTTCTCAATAGCGGAACCTACACCATCAATATTTTTTAGACCGTCCTGACCTAGAACTAAGTCATACATGTCAGCAAATATACCAAATGATTGGATATACTTAGGTACTTGTGTTTGCTGTGAGTCGGGTACATCTAACATTAACTCACCTGTTACTGCTCCGATTGCCCCACCTAATGCTATGAATTTACCATAACGAACTAGACCTGCCATTGCTGCGTTTAATCCCCC